TTGAACATTCAAAACGTTTGTTTTCCAATCAACTAAACGATAATCCTGTCCGTAACCATCTATTACAGATACTGTTAGCAATATTACAAGTATAGATATTATTTTTTTCATTTTATTCAAAAGCTAAATATATGATTATCGGTTTTGAAATAGTGGCCAGGGAATAAATTGTCACGTTATCATCATCGGTACAAGTTACCCCATTGTGCGCTGCCGTGTTGAAAAGTTGTTGGCGTTGTACGCCCGTTGTATTTGCCCATACGGTGACATTTGTAACCCACCGTCCTAAATTATGCGTTACGACAAGGTTTAGCCCATCCCCTACCAACGTCCATCCTGTAGGGTAATCTGTTCCCTCGGTAGCAAGCAATATCCTGCCAGCAACGGATGTTGAATATGGTAGTGTAATAGAATAAACTGTAGTATCAGTATAATTCAATAAATAATCAATTGTATCGTTTAATGCTCGAATCGAATCAGCAAGCAATGAAAGTGAATCATGCATTGTGACTAAATCGGACAACCAAGCAATTTTAATACTATCTCCCGCATAAATTGGATCATCTTCATTAACCACATGAGCAGTGTCAAGAAATGCAATCAAAGCATTTATAAAGTATCTTTTATTTACCGGTTGCAAATCGGTTTCTGGATCTGAAAAATTGTACCAAATAAACTGGCCTATACTGTCAGGGTTCGGAATCATTATGAGACTACTTCCAGAATAAATTGATTCATTTATTCCAATATTGTCAAATTCGCTATTTTGCGAATATCCGATAAACGACAATAAAATAAGTCCAAAAATTATCAATGATTTTTTCATATTTATTCGTTTAAGATAAATTGAATTTTGAAATCAAGTTTTACACCCGATCCGGTAATATCCACATATAAACGCGATGCAGCCGTAAAAGACGGTTGATCGTGAATTATAAATCTGGTTGGTGCCGTTCCTAATTTAATTTTTCCACCTAAAAGGCTTACATAATCAGTTCCTCCCAATGTAGTTCCTGCGATAATGGTTGTCTGATTCATCGAACTATCACTAGAATGCTTGGCCATTATGGTATGAAGCATATAATTAACAGGTATTTCAATATCAAAAGCGGATAAATAACCTGTTCTGTTTACTGTAACTATCCAATCCACGGTATCAGTTGTTGTGTAGCCAATATTGTCTACGTTTATATTAATTGCCTTTTTCTCGGTAAGTGTTATTGTTGCTTGTCGAGATGTTGAATTTCCAAAAGATTGATCTTCTACACTACCATTTTTAAGATATTCAATTTCATTTATTGCGATAAAATCTAAAGCGCAAACTGCTTTTAATCTTAAAACTTCGTGCTTTGGTATTGCGCCGGTCTGAAACTTAATACCTGGTTTTAATAATGCTGAAATTATTTGATCGTTTATTGATCCTTCAAGCAATTCTGATTCGTCTTTATCGTTTGACTCTAAGTCGATGCCATCCAAATAGAAGAACATCAAATGATCAGCAGTGGGGACAAAAAGCCAGTTTATCAAATTACCATCTAAATCAGAATCAATCCTGTCAAAGTTTGAGTAATCGATTCTCTTAATTGTTCCGGCATCTATCTCATCGGATAAATCGTAAATGTAAACCGGTTCGCTAGTCAATACATTGGTTGATTGAGTAAATTTAAAAGTTACTATCTTATCGTAATAAGCTGAATCAAGCATCACTAAATAATCATAGAAATATCTGGTTCCTTCGCTCCCGGAAACCGTATGTGAATAATAAATTGCTATTGTTTCAATCGCAGTACTTCCATCGTAAGAAATAAGGGTCCTCGCTTCGTTTGTGGTGCTAGAAAATTGCAATGCTACAACATCATCTTTGTTGAATTTATGGCAATAAGGAATAATTAACCTGTTTCCATGCCTTAAATTAGCATGAAGTGTATTCAGTCGATTTGGATAAGAACCTAAATTCTCATTCACAAATGGGATCGGGTTACAAATTGAACTTGTTATCATGCCTTTAATATTCCTTTAATTGAGGCTTTGTCCTCTGCATTTTTCTTATTTATTCCATCGTCAAAAAGCCAAACGTAAATATTTGATGCTAATTTAATCAATTTATAGCGATTAGGTATACCATCTTCCCCGGTTTCTAATAAAAGCGTCAAATCTGAATTAGTAAATAAACTATCAACCTGTGCCATTATGGGCTGTATATAAGGATCAGGAAATTGATTAACATTAAAATCTTGACTTTCTTTTACTGTATAATCTTCTCCGGTTGTTTTTCCTGTTGTTTCTAAACTAGATAATTTACCTGTAGTTTGAAATCTTAATTTGCTTGAGCTTATTACCTGTAATGCAGGTGTAAATAGTTCACTATTTCTGTATAAGCAACGAAAAGGAGAAAGATAAAGATTGAAACTTGATTCTCTATAAGGACTTGAATCATTATCGATATTTACCAATTCAGTTGTTTCAACTATCCACTTGCAATCTTCTGTTTCTTCCCGTTGTGTTTTAATAATAAAGTTTGAATTGTCTTCGTCTAAATCCTCTCCGCCATAAGTCAACACTGGTTTATTAAAGCAGTTAATTAACGCTGTTTGATCTTTTCTTATTTCAGATTTTAAGTCGAGCGTTTCACTTGCTTTTAATTGAGTAGTTCGAGTACTTAATGTATTATATTCTTGACGGCCATTTGTTGACCTATAAATAAAACTATCATTCCCCGCTATGATTTGAATGTAGGCCATGTTAGGCAGATACTCGTAAATTATGTCATATTCATTTATCCTGTCAGATAAATCCAAAATAACGGTATCATTAAAAAAATATCTTCTGTTCTCAACTCTTAACCTTTCTACATTTCCAATAGTTTCAAATCCATATCCGGTGCAATACATTGCCGAAATAGATTTTAATAATTCTTTCGGTTTGATGTTTATTTTTCCATCAGCATCAAAAATAGTCAATCCGCGTGCATTTAAACCAGAAAGAATATGCCCAAACCTTCGCGAATCTTCGCTTGAATAATAATCGGATGAAGTGTATTTTAAATCGGTTATTCCAAAGAATTCAGAATAGAAAGCATATTGATTGTCTAAAATCATTTGAGCCATTCTATGCAAGGCGCACGGGATTGGCATGCCGTCAATAATTGTTTCTGAAACTATCGCAATTGTTTCACGGATATTGATGTAAGTTGCATATTCATTATTAGAGTTAGATAATGTTGGCCTGATAAAATGTGCTATTCCAGTGGATGCTGTTTGAGAAATGTAAAAATACAAACTTTGGCCGGCATCTAAATGAACATCAATTCGCCCTGATTTCATTCTTAGCGCTGCGTATCTTCCAAAAGGATTAGAATCAGGTTTTAACCAACTTTGATCAGATATTTGTGTTATTCCTGAATAAACGGCATATCTAATATCTAAAGCATCTTCATGTCGTGAACCAAATCCATTATCAACATTTATGTAAATAGTGAAATTTAGAGTTATGTCTCGGTCTTCTGTTGAGTTTAAAAATATAGGTGTTAAATCGTGAATCTTTGATGCTCCGGCACTTACAGAATATACATTGTGTGCTTCTGAAAAATCACTACTAATTACAAATGCAGGAATTGCATTAAATCCCAGTGCAAGCGCGTATAAACTATAAAGCGGATCGGTTGAATAAAGCCCACGATCTCCAAAATAAGCGTTAAAGGAACTATTTATTGCCGGAATCTTAAGCTTTGAAATTAAATTGAAGTTTTCAAAATCATCTAATTTCATTCCTCCAATAGTCTCTAATCGTGTAATGTCAATCGAGACATCTTCGCGCTCTTTAAATTTACTCAATGTCCCGGAATCCGAAACTGAAATATTTACGCCAATTGCAAATTTACCAATTTTCACAATTTTATAGGTTCCAAATTTAAATTGATATGTTGTTGGTATTTGCTTATAGCTCAATGTTTGCTGATTATAAATTTTTATAATTAAATTAGCTTCTGCATTTATCTGATGAAGCCTGAATAGTTCACGCAAAACTTTCGCGCCATTACCCAAGAAAGTAAGTGAATCAATTACATAAGATGCAAATACGCCTCCGGCCTCCCAGTCCCTTGAAAGTTTAGTAATGCCTTCTTTCCATTGAATTGGCTCAGGATCACATTTAGTAATACCATTCTCACCTAATTCACTTTGTATTATGAATAAATACGGTGCCGGTGTTTGATTATATGTTTCAGCTATTAATCCCATCAATTAAATCTGTATTTGCTTAAATATCTTACCTGAGAATTATTTTGAGTATAACCAATAGGACGGTTATCTTTATCTTTAATTGGAACCTTTTGATTTTTCAAAGTATGATTTATCTCACTCAGTAACTTCAATTGTCGATCATCGGTTCTGTTTTGATTTCCGAATTTAGGCGTTTGTGTTTGGCTTTTCATTGCCTCATATTCTGAATTAGAATAAATGTGACCTCCTATAAATGAAGAGTCATTAACAATTCCCGGGCTATTAAATTCTATTGCCTTTCCAGTATTGCCTATCCATAATTCAGGTTTACCATCTTCTGCAACGGTAAAAGTTTTTGTTTTAACGTCACCACCGTGTAGGTAAGCGGGTATTGCTGGAAGTGGAGCGGCAACAACGGCGGCGGCTTGCAATGCTGCCAATGCGGCAATGGGAATCCATGCAGCGAGCCCAAATATTCCGGTTTGACCAAGAACTTTTGAAATTGCTACGGCTGTATTTATTCCGATATTGAATATGGCCGAAGCACGGTTCATTATTTCTGATTTTCTTTCAATCTTAGCTTTTTCGGTTGCGTATTCTTGCTCGCTTAATAAGCCCTTTTCGTTATCGGCTTCTAATTTTGCCAGCTTACGATCGCTAAAAGCTGCATTAATATTGAATATTTCGCTTGCAATATCTTGTGAGAACTTGGCAATTTCTTCTAAGTTCTTTAATTGATCTTCATGTTTCTTCTGATTATCATCAGCAACAATTTGATTGAGCTTTAATTTTTCTTCTGCGATTCGAGTTTCAAGTTGAATTCTTTCAACCCCTGTAATTTCAGAATTTTCAAGCAAAAATAAATCAGCATTTAAAGAATCTTCAACTGTTTTTTTATCTAAATCAAATTTCTTTTGCTGAAACTCTTCGTCGTTTTTTGAATTTGCACGAAAAATCAAAAGTTTTTGTTCGTATTCTATTTGAGCAAGATCGATTGATTGTTGTGCTTTTGCTTTTTCTAAATCTTCAGAATCTTTTACGGCCTGGTCTTGTTCTTTTTTAGTTGCCTTCATTGATTGCAATGTTAATTTTTGAACCGCTTTATCAAGATTCATTTGTTCTTTTGCAACCTCTTCATTCAATTTTATTTCTTCAATAGATCCTTTCTTTACATTTATTCTTTTTGTTTCCAAAATAGAAATAGCCTCTTTTGCTTTTTCTTGTTCTAGTAATATTAATTGTTTGTTTTTTTCTTCTTCGTCTTTAACATTTAACTCAATATTCATTACTTTGCGCTCATACTCTCTATCACTTGCGTTTTTTGCGGCTTCTGCTGTTGCATTTTCTAGTTTTATTTTTTCCTCTGCGGCTTTTTCCTCTGCCTTTTTTTTCTTATCAAGTGCTTTTTGCTCTGCCTTGGTAAGTTCTTTTACGCTTTCAATATTTTCGGCCGCATTTGCATCAACAAATGATTTGTTTTGTGCATCAATATTATCTTCAATAATTCCTTTTAATGCTTTTACTTCACCATTATAGCTTTTTTGCTCTTTTTCTGCTTTTCTTTTTTGACCCGATTCAGTTTGATACCATTTTAATTTTTTCCCTTGTGCGTCAATCTCGGCATCTAACCGTTTCTTTTCAATTTCAACTAATTTATCCTGTGCCGCTTGTACACGTGCTCTTTCAATCAAGGAAGTAATGTAATCATCGGTTGCTTTTTTTGCTGCTTCTGTATTGATTGTTTCAAGCGTAAGACCTCCTAAATACTTAGGTGAAAGTTCATTTAATGCTTTGATTGCCTTTAGCCGTTCCTCCTTACTTTTTGTCTCATCTTTTGCAACGTCCAAAAGTTGTTGCATTTTAATTTTTTGATCTACAACTGATTTTTGAGCAGTATTTTCGACATCATTAACATCTTTTTGAGCGGCTGTTTGCTCTTTCATTTTTCGAATTAAAAAAGCAATTCCAGCGGCTAATAATGCAACGGCGGCAACTACTGCCCCGATTGGATTCATTGCCATTGTGGCATTCCATAATTTTTGAGCTATTGATGCAAGTGTTATTTTTCCAGTAGCTATCGCCGTAGCCGTACCCCATGCTTTTTGCAATCCAGCTGAAATTTTAGTCCAAACAGTATTTAGTTTTGTTTCTGCTGTGCTTATCTTAACTGCTGTATTATAGGCAACAAATGCTGCAACCAGCCCGAAAACTATTTCTTTATATTTTGAAATAAATTTTATTCCATCTGTTATTCCGGTTAAAAATCCGGTTGCCATTTTAACAAGACCTTGAAATATTTTAATGAATATTCCGTTGCCATCTTCAACAGAAAACAATAAACCAGACCATGCCGATCCGAAAAGCTTAAATGAACCTTCTAATGTGTTTAATTGTTCGTCGGCCATTTTTTGAGCGGCACCTTGCGAATCTTCAAGCGTAGCGGTTAGTTCTTTAACTGCGTCGCTTTGATTTGATAAAACAATACCGGCAACCGCTCCACGTTTGCCAAATAAATCATTAGCCGTTGATAATTTATCCGTTGATGTTGCAATTTTTTGCATTGCCTCATCATATGTGATACCTTTTTTAGATAACTCCAAATAGATATTTCTCAATGAAGTTCCGGCGGTTGATGCATCTATTCCTGCATCGGCCATTTTTGCAAGTTTTGCCGTTGTACTTTCGACTGAATCACCAAAAGCGGCGGCGGCTGGTGCAACAATACCAAGTCCTGTTTTTAGTTTTTCAAAATTTAAAGCTGATGTTGAATAGGATTTCGCGGCTATATCTGTAACCCTTGCGGCATCTTCTGCGACTAATCCAAATCCACGAATAGTTGATCCAACAAATGCAGCCGTATCCGCTGCGCTTGCTTTAGCTGCTATCGAAAGATTGATGGTACTTTCGGTAACGGCCATTATTTCTTTCTGTGCAAAACCCAAACGAGCGTATTCAATTTGAAGCCCGGTAACCTCTAAGGCAGTAAAGGCCGTTGTTGCTCCTAGTCGCTGAGATTCTTTTTGAAGTTTAATTGTTTCGGCTCGGGTAATTCCAAGTACTCCGGCTAATTCAGCATTTGCAAATTGATAATCTTTTGCTTGTGATACTGCTTTTTTTATCCCAATTCCCAAAAGAGCAACTGCCCCAATTACCAATCCTACAGGAGAAAGAAAAAAGGATAACATGGCCTTACCCATGTTTATAATCCCACCCCTAAACTGAGCGACAGAAACGGTACCGTTCGCCAATCCAGTTACCATTCCTTTTAATTGATTGGCATATCCACCAACGCCCCTTTGAAATCTATTTGTTTCGTTTTCCGCTAATTCAATTTCTTTGCTTAATGCTCCGATTTCTTTTGCAGCGGCTTTTGTTCTTTTGCCGGAATTATCATAAGCAGAAGTTAATTGAGATAATTTTTGGCGCATTCTAACCAAACTGCCTTCTTCTGCCTGATCTGCTTTCAGTTTATCTTTAATGGCCTTATTGGCATCTTGTAATTTTAATTTTTGCTCGATTAACGATTTGTTTGTTGAAGAAAATACTGTTGATAATTTAGCCTCCGTAGTAGTTAATGCTTTTTGTTGGGAATCAAGTTGTTTTCCTGCTGCAATTATTTTTTTCTGATTATCGCTTGCCTCATTTAATATTTTTGAGTATGCTTTTTGTTTTTCGGCGGCAGATAAAGAAGATTTAGAAACTTCTTCGAATTGTTTCTTTAATTTATCAACTTCCACAACGACATTACCCATCGACAAAGCGGAGCCTTGCAATGATTTATTAAGCTCAATTAATTGCTTAATGTCATTTGGATTAACTATTTGCCCTATTTCTGCCATCTGCGTAATTTATTGTAATAGCATTTAGTAAAGCAATATGACTTTACTTGATAGGTTTCTTCGGCTGCAATGGATGCTTTATCGTAGCCATATTTTACGTTTGCAAACTCGACTAACTTTTTCGAAACGTTTAAATCAATATCGAAACGATCAGTTAATTCAAATATCAATCCTTCCTCAAAAAAGTCCTCACAGAACTTATTCAATGCTTTTTTGTATTCGCTTTTTTGATGAAACAGGTAGTAAAAAAATGATTTTAAGAATAATATTCTGTTTATAGTTTTAGCTTTCATTTGTCTCTATTTTTAATTTCACTAATTTGTTTTTGTTCAGCTTCATATTTTGCATTTGCCCGGTTCCTAAATGATATAAATACAGGCAATTTCATTTCATCCAAATTATCACCACTACCACCAGCGTAGAGAACCATGCTCAAAGCATAATCTAAAATTGTGACTTTCTTTTTTTCATTTTCATTGGTTTCCGGTTCATTAAAGTTTTCGGCAAACTTATCTTTCAACCAGATTAGTTCTTTTTGTACTTCGAATAAGTTTTCTTTGCTTTCGATTGTAATTCCGGTTAAAACTTTGATTTTTTCGATTGCTTTCCCGAGCAAGGCCAAATCTAATGATTTGATTCTTCGGCGTTGGCCTCTGTTTAGGTTGAATTTTTTGATTACATCAAATCTCACAACCATATCGATATAAAGTATTGACATTAAATAACAAGATTCGAGTTCCTGTATTTTTAATGCGCTTTTGGTTTTCCACTCTATTTTTTCTAGCTCATAGTATGAATTGTCATCGCTTTTACCTTCATTGATCAGCGAGTAACATTCTTGAACCAAACCTATGAGTTTATTTTTGAACAAGAATAAAGGAAATATATTCCACCATGCGAGAAGCTGACGAATATTTCCGGTTCGTTCCATCCTTGCAAGATGTTTTAGTTTTATATTTTCAATTGTTTTGATCATTTGAATACTTTATTTTTAAAGTCTTTTGCAATTGCGTTTCCTGTTATTTCTTGTGCTTTTTTCTGATTTTTTGGCGCAATGCCAGGGTAATTTTTATACTGAACGGATAAATATTTTTCAAGGTTGTGATAAGAAAACACCGTGTAAACTTTCGCTGCAAACTTTGTGATCAATCTCATTCCTTCCTGAAAGTCACCGCGAACAAATAAATCAGGCTTTGATTTTTTCATCTTTTTTGCATAAGCTTTACTTAAAAATTCGCTTCCGGTTCGGATATTAATCAATGGCTTATCATCTGCACCTTTATTTAATAGCAGTTGTTTGCGGTTAAGATCAACTAATTCTTGTTCTACAGAATAGATAGCCCCATCGATATTGTTAGACAAATTATCAATGTAAGCCTGTGATCTTTGCGCTATTTCTGCTATTGTTGCCATTAGATATCTAAATTATTTTTTATATTTGTAAGGGGATTATGTCGGAGTAATTACCGACTGACAAGCTGAAACGACTACAGCCTTCCCCTTTCTTTTTTAGTCGTATATTTAAAAGTCGTAAATAATGCAAAATGAAATTTTTAAAGACATCCCACAATATGAATCTTCATATCGTGTAAGTAATTTAGGTAATGTAAAAAGCCTAAAATATGGCAAAGAAATTATTTTAAAAACTAAAATCAACACTCATGGCTATTATTCTGTAAACCTATATTTAAATGGTATTCCAATTTCACACGAAATTCACACATTAGTTGCAAAAACATTTCTAAATTATATTCCAAATAAGGGAATAATAGATGTTGATCATATAGACAGGAATAAGTTAAATAATTGCACAGATAATCTTAGAATTGTAACTCATAGTGAAAATTTACTCAATAGAGACAATAAAAAGTTTCATTACCCCGGAATTTCTATCTATTTTGCAAAAGATAAAAATAGATGGAGGGCTAGTTTATGCATTAACAACAAAAGATTCCATGTTGGCTATTTTATTGATAAAAATGACGCCCTTTCAATTTCAATTAAAGCATTAAATAATTTCAATGAACATAGTTTATCAAAATAAGGGCGACATATTAAATCGCCCTTACCTTTAGTTATTTCGAAGGTTCTTTTTCGACCTTTTCTTTCACAATGCCTAACTTCTTCGCCAACTGTTCAGCCTTCAACCCGCAGGACTTCAATCCAGACGAATTATAGTACTCTTCAAATTGATCAAATGACCAACCTTCAAAGAACTTTTCGTTAATGCTTTGATTTCCTACTAACATAATTAAACGATTCTAAAAAGTTTTGAAACGTAGGTTCTTTTGCTTGCTGTTTCAGCCGTAATCCTTGCCCAAACAGGACCATTCAGATCAGCAGTCAAAGCAACAACATAATAACCAATTGCAGCATTATCCTGAGCAACCGAAGCAACAGCGCAAACAGCATCATTTTCAGCAGTTACAATTTGAATATTTGCAGCGGCGGCAACCCCGGCAAACGGAGTAGTACTATTACGTGAAGTGACTTTGATGGTCACATTTGGAGTAGAATAAGCAGTCGTTACAACGGCATCCAATCCAACAGGAACAATGTCTTTCAATTCTGAGAATGTGAAATCTGATTCAATTTCAACAATGTTTTCCCATTCTTCGGGGTCATCGAAAACGATATCAAACATACATTCCTTTTGAAGATCGGCACCAACTTTAGGAATAGATCCTTTCACAACAAAAATACGACCGCGAAAACCTTTGTAAGTTCCGGCGGTTGTTACTGTCATAATCGGGTTGCCATTTCTTGCAAACAATGGAATATCAAATGATTGTCCGTGCGCGCGGAAAAATGATTGATATTCAGAATAAGACATAAGACCGTATCCCGTCATTCTCGGGTGCTGGTCGTCTGTTTGCTCAATGAATCCCAAATTACTGGTAGTCATTTCACTTGCAGCCGTGGTAACTTCAACGCCTCTTTGCATATCAATTAACACGCCTTTTTCGTATGTTGATGTTGCTATGATGGGGGCAAAAATAGACATCCATCCAGCGGCATCAGTGGCACCAACAATCCCGGCATTAGCTAAAGTTAAGGTTGTGGCCTTATCCGTAAGCGCAACGCCTCGGAGTGGTTCTCGTAGAGCGGCACATTCACCGACTCCACCATATTTATAAACTTTACAAGTCATTTTAACAATTGTTTTTAATTAGTAAATTATTGAATTTTAATTCAAGGCAATCAACCGTATCTGGTATTGCCATTCCTGCAACAGAACCCTTATAAGCTTGTTTTGTCCAGTCAAGTTTTTCATTAGCTTGCGAATAACTATCGCTGAACTCAATAACTGATAAAAGATGTTCCATTATCACGTAAAGAACAGGTTTGATTACATTATCATACCTTTGTTGAGGGGTGTAATCTTCGTCGGTGTAAGAAAATATATAAATTGTTGGATTCAAAGAATACCATTCTTTATCTGAATTATGGCTTTCCCTGAAATCGTCAACCAAACAACAAAAAGGGTATTTCTTGGCTTCGTCTCCGATCTGGCTATCTTTAATAGATAAATGGTTTACAATTTCCATTATCGAACCATAATAAGAGTAAGGTTCTTTTAATCCGGATGGATCATACAAAGTTCTCACGCCTGTTACCCAATCGGAAAAGACATCTACAAAATACTTCCTATTATCCGCCGTTGTCATATCCCAAATTGATTAATTCCCCAAATTGGTTTAAAATACCAGTCAGGATAATTGTCCTTGTTTGCATAAAGAAAATTAAACGCACTTGGTTCATCGTTGTAAATGCCTGACATATTAGAACCATAAATAGGTTTATCACCGATATATATTTTTAATTCAACCGGAAATTTACCATACATGGTTCTCATTTTGTCCCAAGCATTGACCATTTTATTCATAGGAGAAACACGCTGTGCAAACTCTGTTTTGAGCTCAGTATTTCCTATTCCCGATAAATGAGTGGTTTCACGTTCAACCATCATATAAAATACATAATTAGCAATGAGTGATTCTTTTTGGGTATTCTTCAAACCTTCCCATTTAAGGGTAATTGTTTCACCAAATGTCGCTTCATGTTGAAATTCGGCACCATTAACCAAATCAATATATTTTTGGGTTACTGGCACAAGAGATTCATTCAAATCGGCAATCAAAAGTGAATACAATTTATAACCAAGCAGACTAATCAGGATTTCTTTCTCATACTGAGTAATTGCCTGAGTAATAATGCTTGAATTTTTATCCTTGTTTGGGATATTTATCTCACCTACTAAATATGTACTATCAATGAATGACATTTACTTTTCTTTTTTAGTGTACTTTCTTTTCGGCTTTTCGCTTACTTCTTGAACAGGCTGTACTTTCTTTTCGGCTTTTCCTTCTGAAACTTCTAAAGGTTCAGCAATCCCTATCTTTATAAATAGGGTTGCTAAATCACCTTTAAATATTTTTCCAGTTTTAGAAATTGCTTCCATTACTTAATGTATGCCTTAAACTCAACTTTATTCACCTTTAACTTATCACCTGTTCCGGATGTTGCTTCCATAAATAAACGTTGTCTAAAGTATCTAAATGATTTATCGGTTGCAATTGTCGCCATTTTTGCAGCATAAAATTGAGATACTCCTGCAACATCAGCTGTAGTATCTTGTGCGATTATAGCAGTCCAAACCAAATCATCTTCAAACTCTTTACCGTAAAGTGAATAAACAACGCCATTATCCGTAGCTGAAACAGTATCTATATTCATTCCAATTGCAACTTTATCAATAGATCCTGCACCGTTATATCTCCAGATATAATCAATCGAATCTTGACCAGCATCGACTAAAGTGTCAGAGGCAGAACACGTATATTCTTTATATGTACCATCATTTGGCAAATTGATATTTACCGTTTTATCCTGCGAATATCCAATAATGGATACTATGGCAAATATCATTAGTATAACTAATTTTTTCATTTTTTTATCTCCTATTAATTAGTAGTTAATGTAATTGCTTGAATATCCGCTGTTGGATCTGTACTTACAAAAATAGCACCTGGTTTTGATACCCCAAAAGCAGCGCGTAGCACGAACATCAAAGTTCTATAACCTTCTGAAAAATCATTGCCATCTGTTCCCATTTCCATAGAAACATCTTCAAGAATACCAATTTCAGCGGCTTGATCCCACAATACAGTTACACGATTAACTGTTTGCAATTTATTCAACTTAATTGCAAGTCCCCATATTGAAATTACATTTCCCATTGAGTCAAAAACAACATTTCTGTCTGTTTTTGAATCATCAAGTGCATTCTTGTCGTGACGCAATCCATTCAATAATGAAGGGTGCAATATTACCGTGTTGACATCTTCGTCTGCATTGTTTGCTTGCAGTACCATTTTGCCAATTAAATCAACAATGGTTGCACCTTTTACTTTTTCAGCTACATTTGTGTCAAATGCAACATAATTACCAGAGTAATACAACCCCCATGCAGTTGTTGAATTATCGCCTGTTGCTGAAAATACGGCACCACCTAAGGCACTCATAATCGAAGATGGAACAATTCGGTTTAATTTGCTTTCAAGACGTGGCATGTCTTTAAGCATGTTTTTGTGAATCCTTACGCGAGCAGAATAATCAAGCACTTTGTATTCAATTGTTTTAAATTTAAGGCTTGATTTGCCAGGGGCTGAACCTTCGGTTGTAACGGCGGCACCATCGACATACGAATACTCAACCAACACGCCCATGTATTCACCAGTGATAGGATCGGTTGGGAAAATATTAACAACAGGCGTATCTTTTGTAAGATTAACCTGAACATCACGCATTTTCGAATAATCAGTTAAATAACCGATAGATGTACCAGGCGTTGCACCGGGTAACTGTGTCAATGCGGTTGTCATGTCGATTGCGGCCTTTGTTTGTATTTTAAGGTCGTTGCGATTCCACCCTTTTACGGTGATTGCTTTTTTTCCAGTAATAGGATCAAGAACAACTTCTTCCAAAAGACCATCTTTTTCAAGTGATTTTCTGAATAATGTTCCGAAGCCTACTTTTTCAGCTTGTTCGGCTGGTTTTGGCAATTCCTTAAGTGCTTTCAACTCACCGCTTACTTTCACTAACTCAGCGTTAACTTTTGCAAGTTCATCATTAGTGAATTGTTGAGATTTTAACTCAAGTGCTTCCAATGCTTTATCAACATCGGCTTTTTTCATTGTGCCTTCGGCGGCTTTAGTTGCAATTTCCCTGTATTCTTCTTTAAAAGCAAGGATAGCATTTTTAGCCTCATTGTTTACTTTATCAAGCAATGCCTTTTCTTCGGCTGCTTTTTTTTCTTCTTCAGTCATTTTATTGAATTTTAAAATTTTTAGTTACAAACTCGATTATACTCTCTTCTTTATGAGTGGACAATTCCGGCTCATTATCGTGTCGAGTGGATTGCTCCGGCTCGCTTTTCCCTTGTTCTACTGAAATTGTTGGCGTTGCCGAATTACTCCCAATAGGTACGGCTGAACCTTCAATTACTTTTGCTTCCAAAACATACCAGAAATAACCGCGTTCATCGGCTACCTCTTTATTGGCAATTTGTGGATAGTACTTATTCCATGCTTCAAATTCATTTGGGCAATCTTCATCATTAATTGCAAAGTCAATTTTCACGTATCTCATACCTACACTGTGGTTCCTAACCCAACCGTTAGCGTATTGATTCATCATGAATTCATTTCTTTTGCGTTCAATAGTTGATTCAAATGTCAATCCCTCGGTAAAGCCATCATAAGGATACCCAAGCTCGGCCCATGAATATGTTTTGGTATAAACTTTTAGCATGTCACCATCAGAAATGATTTTATCAAATTCCATTTCATGTTCCTGAAGGTGCATAATGGCCTTATTTTCGACAAGCGATTTATTCCATATTCCGGGAATATGAACATCTCCATGCCGGTCTAAGAAATTGGTGGTATTAATTACAACTACAACTTTTAAAGAATCTACATTAATAGGATCAATAATATTGTCGGCTTTTGCTTGTGTTAATGGTTTTTCGCGAACAATTATAGGTTGATAAATAAAAGCATCTGCTTTTTTATCGACCGCCTTTTTTTGAGCTATTAAAGTCTCTTTATTTTTGACCATAAAGTCAAACATTGCTTTTCGAGTTGGGAACTCTTTACCGTTGTAATATTCCATGACTTTACTTTTTAATCAGTTTTTTATCGTCAATTTGCTTCTGCTTTAATTCGCGAAGCTTCTTGATTTCTTCTTTTGTTGGCTTCTTTTTCATAACCATTAATTTACAGGTTCAACAATAGGCACTACCGCAGGAGTATCTGTATTTTTATTTTCTTTTGTTAGCTGATTAGCTTGTGATTCTTCTAACCCAAATAAATAAATCAATGACCATTTTTTCTGATCTGGCGTTAAATTTTGATCTGATAAAATATCCCGGAAGGCGCCAGTTCCGCCAATGCCTATTTTTTCAGCTAACGGGGCTATAATTTGAGGCATTTCGCTTTTTCTGAAATCACCATTTGTAATTGTGGGCAATTCTATTAATTCTAAGTATTGATTGAGTGTTATCGCATTGTCATTATATGCTGTATTTGCACTTGTCGTATTTAAACTAAGAGCAGTTGCTTTTTCTTTAAATCCATCTGCCAAACAATCTATTCCAGTCCAATCAGTGCGAAGTTCGAAACCATACTTACGCATTTGCAAGCGCTCGGTATAATACTGATCTTCATTTTTCACCATCGGGATTATTGTCCCTTGATACATTCTGCGCTCTGATTGTATTTGATTTTCGTATTTTGGATTGTCTTTACTTGATTTATAAAGCTCAGGAGGAACACCAAGACCATTACATATTACATTGGCATTGTGACTGAACTCATCATAAATACCCATTTCAATTGGGCTTAATACTGTGCGGATAAATTCAATATCAGAATAACTAATTAAGTATTGCTTTTGATCTTGACCTATGCCGTAATCATTTTTAAAAGTATCGTCAACCTCTTTTTTCTGTTCTGGCCTAACCGGGATCAAAGTACCGTTTCCATCCTTGTTATTCAGTTTGATAATTCCCTGCATTCCACGGCTTTTCAAAATAACATTCATAGCTTCGAAAGCTAATTGAGTGTTTTGAATTGCCCATTTAAGATTTTCTAATCGGGATGAACCTATAATAGAGTTTCCGATAGAAGAGGTATTTATGTCGTTGAAATGAATTATGTTATTTGTTTTGAATTCCTTAACCGGATCGTATGAAGTCACCACGTACTTTTCAATAATACCCTCAATATTGATTTGATCAAACAGTTTGCCAGTTTGCCTTATCTCTGTATATTCAGATGGCAAATTGATTAAAGTAAGTACATTGGTTATGTCAGTCTCAAAATTTTCAAGTGGATTATTAGCATTGATAAAATTGTTTCCATATGTGAAAAACTGAAACATTCGTTCATAGTTAAACTCATAAGGAGATTGAAGCGGGTTTGGCCTTTCCACGAACAACCTTCTGGCATTAGCTACACCCGTTTTGTTTGAGTTCCAAGGAATTTCGTTTCCTTTTAAATCAACTAGATACTTAGTTCCATTGGCGGCTGCCTTGGCTAAAATTGAAATACACCCGTAAAGTACTGGATTTTCGGCAACTGCTTTTCTATATTCGTGCTTATTTGATAGGGACAGCCAAGCAGGTTTATCAATAAGATATTGATAATTAGTGGAATTGATTTGATTTCTATTAATACCGCCTCGATTAAATAGGCTCCTAAAATTCCAAGCTGCCATTAATAAACGTTTTAAAACGATGCTAAGTTAATTTTTATTTAGACTAATTCCAAATAATAATTTTAGGCATAAAAAAGCCCGACCAAATCAGGGCGGGCTAACTGTAGTGTTTGAATGCAAAAAGAGAAATTACTTCATTGTCCTAACTCAAAATTAATTATATGAGACCTCTAATGTAGTGAATTGATTTTAGATGTGCAAATTATTCATTCAGCCACAATTCAAATGCTTCATCGGTGTAATTTTCGGCACCAAATAAAGTTATGAAGTCGTGCATTGCTAGTTCTTGCGCGGATGGAGTTAGATGTTCGTTCATTTTATTGAATCTATAATATTTCCCAAATCTACAAAATTAAACGTTTATAATGATTCTAAATTACATCGGTGTTTTTGTACTGTAACTTTCTGAATAATTTGCTGATATTAAACAGATTGAAAATTTGCTATTCTTCCTTAAATAGTTGATAGAATTTCTCCAAATAAGCGGCTAAAGCACAGATGACATCCGGTGCATCATCTTCCTTCGTTGATGTTTTCATCAATTTACACATTTGATCAATAAATTTTTGAAGTGTTTCATTTGGTTTTTCGGGGAAATAGAAGAAATATTTCACTAATCCAGCGTTCGCAAGTATCCGTCCCATCTTATTGGCTTTGGCCGGTGCCCCGTAAATATATAGACCAGGTATTTGAGCATCTAAAAGATGATCCTTAAACCATGCCCCAAAGCTATTGGTTTCAATGTTAATTTCATTTATCTTACAGTCCCTTATCTTTCCTAGTGTTTCGGGTAGATACTGGCTTAAGTCACCTGTATTGTCGTGGATTGCATCAAATACATAAACTCGGTTGCCGTAAACCCTTGCAATAGGCATTGAAAAATAGTTGTCTCCTTTATCGGCTGTATCGATTGAAGCAATTGTGAAGTATTCCATATCTTTTGGGAAATCCTTATAAGTTTTAAGGGATCTTCTCGGAAATACTAATCCATCACGTTCTAATATCCAACCTCCCAAAACAATATTATCGTATTCGTCCCGATCTTCTTCTTTTAATCGCTCGTAATCTCTTAGAATATTCTTAGGCATCTGATTGAAATCACAATCCAAATAACTTGAATGGATATACATTACATTGTCTTTAATGCAATTTTCACCGCCTTCAAGTCCTTTCTTTTCAAAGTATTCTTTAAATATCCAGTGTTCCCTATCTGTTGGATTAAGGATAAGAATTGTTAAATTTCTCTTAGTGGTTGATCGTATTGAGTAGTAAATCTTTTTGAATGTTTTGTAATCCGGCAACTCTTCGGCTTCATCATTTACAAATAGATTGAATCCAGATAACGACTTAAGGTTTGCTGTTTGCCCTTTACTCCCTGTCTTTATACCCTTAAATGATATTTTGTTTCCACCATATTCTATGTGAGTATTGGTGTCTGTTACTTTACCGTTAAGATTCAAAAGTTCTATTTTGTCTGTTACTTCTGGCTTAACAGAATCAACAATAGACATGCTCGTAAATCGAGTATAAAGCGAATTCCAGCCGTAATTATAAAGAGCAATTAACGTAAATATTGAAACTGTAAATGATTTTAAAGAATAGCGGCCTCCTGTGATTATTACCGTGTCTATCTCAGGATGAAAGTCATCATCAAATAAATTGAATAAAGGTTCGTATTTTCCCGATATTTCAAGTTCACTCATTTTGGAATTTCTTGAAAACTATCATTGGTGGGTTTAAGTCTTTCCCATTGGCTCCGGTTAACTCGTTTCTCTCGACATATCCTCGATGTTTGCCTTTTGTTTTAAGATAAAATATTATTGCAGTATTATCGTTATCCTTAATGTTTTCAATCAATTTAGATTCAGCAAGATCGATAACGCTTTCAGTTTCATTTTCATAAGCCTTTAGCGTTTCGGGGTATTTTTCAACATACGTTTTAGCCGTATGCCATTCACACCCCAATTTTTCGGCAATCGTTTGATATTGTCCTCCAGAGTCTTCAATCGCCTTTTTTATAGTCGTAATATCGTAATTTTTAGACATTTATAATTATCCTTTCGTTTTTACGCTTCCCTTACCTCCGCCTTTGCCTTTGCCGCCGCCGCCTGATTTTGCCATTTTATTTGTTTATTAAGTTCTTAAAATATTCGTAATTGAAGTCATAAAGATACGAATTATTTTCAAACATCAATTGCTCATAGTTTTGTGATCCCTTCATGTTAGCTGAACCATGAAAAACTAATTTCCTCCCATCCTTTAATTTCATCAAGCAAACTTTTTGGTGTGTATTTGATTGAAAGACCTTAAAATTTTTATTTTTTGTAGCTTCTTCTAACATTTGAATAGATCGGGTATGTTTCTTTTTTTCCGTCCTCATAAAATATCCAGATACAATAAAATTAATTTTTTCAACCCAACCATTTTCAATTAACGCTGTAAGAGCTTCAATATTTTCATATCCGATAGATAATGTTATTATTGTCAATTCATCAATATCTATTTCATTTTCAGAGATATATTGAATGAGAAAATCACCAAACACAAAATTTCCCTGCAACCAAATATATACAGCCTCATTTTCGTTCGGGATGTCTCCCAATTCTTTTACAAGCTCAATTGCATTTTGATATTTAACCTTGCATTCTTTTACCTTGTGTTTTATTTTTACAAAACAAGGCTGTTTGTCTGATTCATTTATTTTCATAAAAATTTTCCAACTGTTTAATTTATTTCGACGGTAAATCCGTCGCTCTGGTTAATTCCGTTCATAAAAACAAAGGCAACTTCACCTTTGTCATTCTTGAAAGTGGCAAATATTTCATCGCCGGCTATTTTATTAAATCCTGAAAAATTTAGGAACTCGGTTGCTTGTTCAAACGTATTTGTTGTCATGTTACAATTTTTAGCAAGTTTAGACAATTGTTGTCAATTTACGTTTTTCACAAAGGAGATTGCCATCTCTTTTTCGGGGAGCGTGATATAATATCTGATTTTTTTGCCGGAAAAATGTGGAATTTTTCGGTTCAATTCATTAACCACCTGACTGATTCTCGTAAATTGAGAATCATAAATTGTCGACAACAAACAATCGTTTACCGTGCCCGTACTAGATGCGGTTGCCTTGACCGTGTCGTTCTTTGAAATCCTAAACCTTTTCATAATGTGTTTTTTTGAATTAAAATTTAACGGAGTTGATTATTTTAACAACTTCGGAGTATTCGCCCAAAGTCATATATTTTTTTGCGATTCTACTTCCTTCGATCTTGAAGTTGCGAACTAAGAATTTAAGATCATATTCGCATGAATCGGCTTTTGCAAAATTGAAATTTTGGCAATGTTGAACAAAAGCATAACATTTTAGTTCAAAAAGTGATTG